GATTATGAATGGGTTAAAGATAAAGTTGAGAATTGGTGTTCTCCTATTCGCGTTCAAGATTATAATGAAGGGGAAGGCGATTTTTATTTTACTATTGAAGGGGAAAAAAGATTATATAGGCCCAATGATTTGTTCAGAGTAAAAGTACTTGGTATGTTCCCTAAAGTTAGCGAAGATGTTTTGATACCATACGAATGGATAGAGATTGCTAACAGGCGATGGCTTGAACTTAATGAAGGGAAGCCTTATGAAATACCAACTCACATTCCGCTTCGTTCAGGAGTCGATGTTGCAGGTATGGGGCGAGATAACTCGGTTATCTGTGATAGATATGATTATTATGTTTCTGAATTTGATGTGCATCAATCAGCAGGAAAGGCTGACCATATGATGATAGCAGGTAAGGTTAGTAATCGGTTAAAAGATAAAAAGGCAAAAGCATTCATTGATACTATTGGAGAAGGAGCAGGTGTTTACTCAAGACTGTTAGAGCTTGGCTATTATAACGCTATTTCTTGTAAAAATTCAAGTGGTGCGAAAGGATTGACAGATTGTACAGAACAATATACATTTGCTAATATGCGAGCTTTCTTATTTTGGTCTGTACGTGATTGGTTAGATCCAAAAAATAAAACAGGGGCAGCACTACCTATTAATGAAAAATTAACAGAAGAAGCAACAGACATTCATTGGAAGTTCCAAAGTAATGGTTCAATTATTATAGAGCCTAAAGAAGATATTATAAAAAGAATGAAACATTCTACTGACTGCTTTGATTCGTTAGCAAATACGTTCTATCCGCGGAATTGTAATACTGTAAGCGATAATGAATTAATTGAGGATTTTTTATAGTTTTATAAAAGTGTTTCATTATGAAACACTTTTATTATCTTTGTTGCCTGAAGTCTAACTTAATATTTGCCATTATGGATTTAAAAGAAATTTTCGAACTTGAAAGTGAAGAATTAATTATTGCAGAATTGTGTGAAAAGTCATTATCAGTTCCTTTATGGAGCAACCTGATTAAGCAATATGATTCAAAGCTTCATGATGTATGTTTACCATCAAAAAGACCAAATAAAAAGCGCAAGAATAAACCTGATGAAGAAGTTTCAAGAATACATTTATCTCTTGAGAAGTTAGTCGTAAAACGTATGACTGAATTTATGTTTGCATTACCGGTTAAGCGTTTGTATACTAGTTTTGATAAAGATGATAAAGATTTCAAGGAAATAGTAAAAGCTATGGAAGCTATTTACAAAAGAACTCGTATTGATAGAGAAAATTTATTGCGTTCAAGAGAGTTTTTCGCATCTTGTGAAATATGTACTTTATGGTACACAGTCGAAAAGAAAAATAAAAATTATGGTTTTGATTCTGAACTAAAATTGAGATGCAAAACTTATTCGCCTATGAAAGGGTATGAGCTTTATCCGTTGTTTGATGAATACGATGATATGATCGCAATGTCTATTGCATATGAAAAGACAAATGGAGATAATGTAGATTCGTATTATGAAACATGGACTGATGAACGTCATTATTCTTGGAAGAATAAAGAAAGAATTAAAGATGAAGAAAATCCGTTAGGTAAAATTCCTTATATTTATTCAAACAGGGAAGAGCCTATTTGGGAAGGAGTTGAACATATTGTTAAAGAAATAGAATGGACACTTTCACGCAATAGTGATGTGATTGCTTATAATTCGGCTCCTGTTCTTCAAGTTGTTGGTGAAATTAAAGGAGCTGAAGATAAAGGTGAAGCAAATAGAATTTATCGTATAGAAAATGGTGGTTCTGTATCTTATGTTTCGTGGGCTCAAAGTATCGAAGCAATTAAGTTTCAGATAGACACTTTGTTGAGATTGTTTTGGATAATTTTGCAATTACCTGATATTTCGTTAGAGAATATCAAAGGTCTTGGTGCTATTTCAGGCGAAGCTCGTAAAACTCTATTGACAGATGCTCATCTTAAAGTAGGCGATGAAAAGGGTTCGTTTATTGAATTCTTTGAACGTGAAACTTCTATTGTTAAAGAGTACTTGAAATTGATGAATCCTAAATGGAAGGACAAAATTGATGAAATTGATGTAGAGCATGTTATCACTCCATTTATTCAGAATGACGAAGCTGCTGAAATAGAAAAGCTTCTCAAGGCAAATGGCGGACAAGCTTTATTAAGTCATCTTGAGTCTATTAAAGCATTAGGCTGGTCCTCTGATGCCGATGAAACACTTAAAGAAATACGCACCGATGATTCTTTGACAGCAAAAAACAATTTAACAACGAATTTATTTAGTACTGCAGAATAATGGCAAAGCCAAACATACCTAATCAAAAGAGTAAGTATTTGGAGCATGATTCACGTTTAGACTCACATACAAATCTTATAAATCAAGTTCATGAGACGTATAATCTTGAAGCTTCAAAGCTTGCTCTTATGGCCAATTATGATGGAACGAAACCTTTTCTGTTTAGTGATTTTCCACAAACAAATAAGCTTATCAATAAGTTACAAGTTAATTATTCTAATGATATTAAAGCAGTAATAGTTAATGGTATTAAAGCAGAATGGGAAAATTCTAATAAAGTTCAGAACCAACTAGTGCGTAAGGTATGTTCATTTTATGGAATTGATGTTAATAATGCTGATTTTTCGAAGAAATTCTCTCGCTATTTTTCAAATAATCATGAATCTTTGAGTTCTTTTATTGAACGGAAAAGAAGTGGCTTAAATTTAAGTCAGCGTGTTTGGAATTTGTCTTATGATTATAAAAGTGGACTTGAAGCCGCTTTATCAGTAGGAATAGACAAAGGAACTTCTGCCAAGCAGCTATCAAAAAAAGTATCAAAATACCTCAACAACTTTGAAAGCCTTCGTTCTAGTTATACTGAACGTTTCGGCAAAGCGAACAATATTCTTGATTGTGAGTATAGATCGGCCAGACTAGCAAGAACAGAAATTAATATGGCTTATCGTACAGCGGAACAAGAAAGATGGAGCCAATTAGATTTTGTTGTAGGTTATGAAATAAAGCGTTCAGGCAGACCTTTCCCATGTAGCGTTTGTGAAAGTCTAGCAGGTAAGTACCCCAAGGGCTTCAAGTTTACAGGGTGGCATCCAAGTTGTCGATGTTATGTAATACCTATCTTGAAGTCAAAAGATGAATTTTTTGATGATAGTATTACTTCTGTAAATGAAGTTAAAAAAGTACCAGGTAATTTTAAAGATTGGATTGCTAAAAACAATAGCCGCATAGTTGAAGCTAAAACAAAAGGAACTTTGCCGTATTTTTTGAAAGATAACAGTTCTATTATAAACATAAAAGCCGAAAATATTTCAACACAAGTCGTTGATAATTTGTCTAAAGTTCAAACTCTTTCTGCATTAAGTTCAGATGATATCAAAAATGCAATATTGTATAATAATACTACCGAAGAAGTATTTATGAAAAATGGTGATTGGACTATTGAAAGGAAGAAATTGCATGATGAAATAATTAAAAAGGTTACTGATGCAGAAAGTTCTCAAACAAATAGTGTTTTTCTATTAGGCGGTGGTACTGCAAATGGTAAAAGTTCACTCGTTAGGTCAAACTCTTTACCATACCCAAAGAAAATCATTACAGTAGATTCTGATGAAATTAAGGCAATGTTGCCAGAGTATAAAAGTATTCTAGCATCTTCAAGTAAACTAACACGTTCCAATGCAGCTAATTTTGTTCACGAAGAAAGTAGTTATATAGTTAAAAATATACAGAATGAATTAGCCAAACAAAACAAGGATTACATTCTTGATGGAATAAATGATGGTGGATTTGAAAAGTTAAAAAAGAAAATATTTGCTATCAAACTGCAAGGTAAACGCATACGAGCTGATTATGTTACTCTTGATATTGATAAGAGTTTGAAGTTTGCAGCACAACGTGCTATTAAAACAGGTCGTGAAGTTCCTCGAACTGTTATCTTGAATTCAAACAAAGATATAAGCGCATTGTTTCCGCATATTGTTGAAAATAAATTAATTGATGATTTGTATTTATGGGATACAAATATTTCAGGTTCGCCAATTCTTATAATGAAGCAAATAGATGGCAAGGTTACTATGTATGATCAAAAGCTGTACGACAATTTTATAAAAAAATCAAATTATAAAGAATTATGAAAGTAGAAAAAGATTACAATAGTCTTGAATTGGATTTAGAACAAATTCAAGTTTACTTAATGAGCGGAAAGCGTACACCACAAAACGATGAAGAAAAACGCTTACTCTGTGAAATTAGAGCTATACAAGCAAAAGGCCTAATTGTAGAAGTCTTGTCAAACGGAATATAAAAAATAAGTTCAGCTTTTCAGAGCGCATATAGCTTTTAGTCTTGCAGAGTAAATCAAAAGCAACCAAATTGGTTGCTTTTTTTTATCTGATTTTAAAAAGTTAAATATTTGATTTTCAGCAAATTATTTTGAAAATAAATTGCAAAACATTTGGAGTTTTAAAATCAAAAAGCTACCTTTACTTATTGAAAATCAATTACTTATAAAAAACAATGGAAACAAAGACAGCTCAAGCAATTGCACTTTTTACTTCAGGTAACATAGCAGGAAGTTTAAAGATATTCAGTAAGTTCAGAATCGG